TTGACTGTTAGGTTGCCGCTTTCGCCACCATTTTCCAACATGTCACGCACACTGTTAATATACTGTAACGCACTCTGGGCACCAGTTTTGCCTTGAAGAAACACTAAATCTTCAATGTGTTCGAGGTGTGTATTTTTACCTTCGTCAGCCTCGGCTATTATTTCCCTGAAGCGCATTTATTTTCGTTGACCCGTCTAATACCTCTTACAAACTTACGACTATCCTGACTGCGAATACTATTAATTAATCTACGCTCTAGATCGCCTGCAGTCTCAGTATCATAATGTTTGTGCATTTCATTGATAAGATTAATAGCACTTTCTATTACATTTGTTGCACGACTTTCCATAACATGTTTGCGATCACGTTCAACAATCATACTATTAAGTTCGTGTAATATACTTCTAGTTTGTTTTTTCACAGTGTTATCCTATCATTTTTAGTATTTATCGGTTAAATACACTATTACATATTGTAACACGGAGAGAGCATATGTCAACTATCGAGCAACCTGGCTTGCATTTTGCAACCCTTGCTAAAATAGCATACATGACCGAAAAAGACAGTAAACCTATTGCACACACTATGGGTTACACAAAAATAAAACTTATTGATCACAAGGGTGCAGAGTGTTTGTTTTTGGAAAACAACGAACGCATTGTGCTGGCATTTAGAGGCACAGAGCCCAAAGAGTTTAGTGATATCAAAGCAGATTTAAAAGCATGGAAACGTCCCAGTGAAACTGATGGCATGGTTCACCAGGGCTTTTTCGATTACTTAGAACGTATATGGGATAGTGTTGTAAGACACATCAACTATGGTGACAGAGAGAACAAAGAACTGTATATATGTGGACACAGTCTGGGAGGTGCTATGGCAACACTTGCCGCAAGTAGACTAGAGGATAGAGTAGTTGCTTGTTATACATATGGATCACCACGTGTAGGCGGCAGTGTATGGAGAGACAAAGCACACTTTTTACACTATAGATATGTTAACAATAATGATGTAGTGCCCAAGGTTCCGCTCTGGCTTATGGGATTCCGTCACCATGGTGAACTACACTACATAAACTATTACGGAAATATTCGTGCGCTTACTCCCTGGCAACGCATAAAAGATGGTTGGCGCGGACGTATGCGAGCCTGGAGTAAACTGGAGTTATTTGATGGTGCCCGAGATCACAGCATGGATGCTTACGAACGGAAGATAGCCAATAACTAATTGGGTATTAGTGATGGTAACTATTGTTAATGGTATACCACATGCAGAAAGTATAGCAACGTATGAAAGGATTGCTGATTGTTATTTTAACATCACTCAGCAGGAAATGAAATACGATTTTGATACACTCAAACGCGACTGGGTATGTGTGCGTAGTAAAGGCGATTGGGATCTTGCTCTGCGTTACTAAACCAAAAAATTTAAATATGACCTTGTTTCCTTAATAAATAAATGTGTCGCAGAAATGCGGCACTTGGCACATAAAAGAATTTAGGCAAACAAGAGGCACATATGAAAGTACCTAAGGACGCGAAGGCTCAATTAGAACGATTACTTGGCAGATTCATAAGGCATATTCCGGACTCCCCCGAGTATCATAACAGGCTTATCGAAGAACTGGAGATCATTCTCAAACTTCGCTTTGTCGATTACTTCCTCACAATTTGCGATGTACTGACGCTAACCGACGACATAACACACATGACTCGCGGTTCAGCAGGGTCTAGTCTCGTCTGTTACCTATTGGGTATTACAGACGTTGATCCCATAAGATGGCAAATACCGGTTGCACGTTTCCTAAATCCTTTGAGAGACGATTTACCAGATGTGGACATAGACTTTCCGCACTGGCAACAGACTGCTGTTATGCAACGGATATTTGATAAATGGCCCGGGTATAGCGCAAGAATTAGCAACTATGTTACCTACAAGGAGCGCGGTGCTCGCAGAGAAGCGGCACGCCGTCTTGGCGCATCTGGTAAACTCCCTCGCAATTTCAAGTATGAAGATTTAGATATAGACAAGGAAGAAGCAATGCGAATCGAAAGAAAACTTATAGGCAAAAAGAAGGCAATATCAAAACACTGCGGAGGCGTGCTTGTGTTTAAACACAAACTACCCAAAAGTCTAGTAAACGCAGACAATCAGATACTACTTGACAAGAACGAAGTTGAGGACTTGGAACATCTTAAAATAGATATCCTTGCTAACCGAGGACTCAGTCAACTACTGGAGATAGATCCGGAGACTCCACTAGAAGCATATCCGGAACAGGATTACGAAACAGAACAGTTACTATGCAGTGGTAACGTTATTGGTGTAACACAAGCAGAGTCGCCAGCAATGCGCAGACTATTTCGTGCTATACAACCTAAGAGCAAAGCAGACTGTGTGTTTGCTACTGCACTTATACGCCCTGTTGCTACAACAGGCAGACAGAAAGCAGCGTTCTTTCAGGACTGGACAGAACAACGTTTAGAGGATACTATTGTGTATGAAGATGATGCCATCCGTAAAATAGCAAAACTAATTGACTGTGATATGTATGAAGCAGACATGTATCGTCGTGCGTTTGCAAAACGTGACGAAGAACGTGTTATGCAGTTTATGGAACGCATGGGAGACAGTGAACGCAAAGAAGAGATCATCAACGAACTATATGGACTGGGTAACTTCGGATTATGTCGTGCGCATGCTGTTAATCTCGGAAGATTGATCTGGGCACTTGCATATCAGAAAGCACACAATCCTAAGGAGTTCTGGCGTGCCGCACTAAAACACTGCCAGGGAAGTTGGCGCCGCTGGGTACACAAAACAGAAGCAAAACTTGCTGGCTGGGACTTGCGTGAACTAGGATATCCAAATGGCATAACAGAGTCACCACAAACACAATACAAACGTTATGGCTACTGGACACAACCGGAGTTCATGCCTAATATGTTTGTGCAGGAGACCTGGGGCGATAGAGTAAATTTTGCAGGATTAGTTGCTAATGGTCGTGTATTCCGAGGAGCGGAGGGCAAGTATATTACGTTTGTAACACTGGGTATAAACAATGGTGAATATGTTGATGTAACTATCAAACGTCCATTTAGTTACAGGGATCATGATGTAGTTGTGGGATCAGGACGTGTGCGTTATAACAACGGCAGTCAGTATATTGATTGTGTGGATGCACAGGGTTATAGACTAGAGAAGTATGTAAACTAGTAGGGCCTATAGGCATCTAGATCAGGTATATAGTCCACCATCATAATATTTCTTGCACTATCCATTATGTCGTTCCATTTAAAAAACTTCTCTACTTTCTCAGGTTCAGTCTTATAGTGTTTGTAGTGTTCTAGCAATCCGTCTATGCCTGATTTGCAGTCTTTGCCATCACTGTAGTACAGTTTAGTTTCCTGTGCAAGTCTCAAACTTTCTTTGACTTCTTCAATCATTGGACTAATAAACGCACTATGTAAGTCCACAAAGTTGTACTGCAAGTATAAACTTTCCTGAGGAAATTCTCTACTAGCAAACTCAAAGAATTCGTGTGTCCTGTGTATCCCCCAGATAGTGGGTACATGGTTCCAAGTAAACTGATGTCCCTCCTGTTTGATTCTGTAGCAATTTTCTACTATGCTATCCCAGTTGCTACGCCAACGTATATAATTGTTTACTATTCCATATCCATCACAACTAACACTGAAATGTAACTGTGTAAAATATTTTGCAAGATCCCAAAACTGTTCACTAAAAAAGTTTGCATTGGTTCCTATAGTAAGTCCGAAATCCGTGTGTCCAGCATCAATACACTTGCGCATGAACTGATAAGTTTCCTTCATTACAGTGGGTTCACCACCATTAAGATATACTAGATGTTTGTGTGTAAGTGTTTTTACATCTATAGTTTTTAGTTTATCGCTGTATTCATAGTTGTCTCTCCAGTACTGTTGATCAGTTACTAGATCTGGATTTTCCTCAAATTCTTTTTTAAGCAAATGACTGTATAGCGGCGTACACATACGACACATTAAATTGCACTTATTACTAGAACGAATCTCATAATAGTATGGATTATCTATTTGTTCGAGATCTTTTAGATTGCGTATACCCAGTTGTGCTATAAAATCAAGACTGTCATGGATCCTATAACTGTCCATACCGTAATCTTCATATTCATAACACACTGAACAATTTTCAGGCATACGTTCACCACGCAACATACGCTGTCTTATGTCTACATATTCTGGATGTGTTCGCCAGTTTTTAATTGTGCCTACGTCAGCAATCTTAGTTTTTGTTCTAGCACACAATACATTATTACCGCCGTCATCATTATAATTGATCCAGGGATATATACAAAAACTTTTATTTGTTTTAAAGAAGTTCATCCAGTCAGTGTAAATCTGGATATTTTTATTGTCCTTGTACTGAACATTAGTTCCCCAATAGTTACTGTTGCGTTCTATTTCCTGACATATTTTAAGACTGGATAGGAATAGTTTTTTACTTGTCCATTCTTCAAGTGGTTGATCAAGCAGAATTACCTTATCAAACTGTTTTGCAATATTGATAAGATATCCACTGCTTGCGTCTGCAATGCTACTATGATAATAACCTGACTGAGCAACATTGCTGTCCTCAGTGATTAGACCTAAATTTTTACTGGAGTTTTTTCTTGCAAGATTTTCTGTTCTTAAGTCTGTATCCTGAGTGTTATTACCAATTACTAAAACACGTTCCTTCACTATTTTGTCCTTGTTAAACTACTGAGGCATCAACAAGTTGTAACCAATATTTTTCAAACGTACTGTTGCTGAATTTGTCTTTAAAACTGTTTAGATATTCTCTAACTAAACTTAGATTTTTAAGATGTCTTTCCATATAGTTTAATTTTTTTACACTGTGTTTTTTTAATATTTCACGGTTCTGCTCCAGTGCATGGAGGACTCTCTGCCCAGGATGTAGCTCATACTGATAACTATGATTAATAACATCATCAAAAACATCAAAACCTACACCTGAAAGTTGATCTGCTAATCCATAACCTCCACCACAAAATATAGGAAAACAACAGCCATATAATGTCATTAAATATTTTTCTGTAATCATACAGCCCTTTTCCCAAAAGGGAGGTTCAGTTATAACACTAAAGGTACTAGAACAAAATTGTTCTTTTAATACATTATTCCATATTGCAACATTACCTTCACCGTCATGATATCCATTAGGATCTTCGTTGCTGGTAACATTGTCTTTGTATGCTGTAAACTTTTTATCTAAAAAACTATCTAGTGTATAAGATGTTAATCGTGTGTACTCCTGTATATCTAAAAAATCCTTATCTTCAACGTCCCAGCCTTGACTGTAGTCGAAATCTATATCGTTGTGCTGGCTAAACCATGCACTAACAAGCAGTCTATTCTCTCTTCGCTTGTTCATCATTATAAAGCAGCATTGTTCATCTGAATATTCTCCCAGAGTAGCATTTATTAAAAAATCCTCGCAATGACGTAAAAACAAATTTGGAACACATGTATAAGAATAGGGAAAATCTTGCCAGTGTAAATAATGATCCATGTATACATGTTTAACATCTATACCAGAATATTTAATAGCATGCTCTATACTATTGTATGACTGATTTTGATATATACTGCCTGTTTCAAAATCACCATTAATTTTGAAGTCTGAAGGAGGTTGATGATCCAATACAAAAACTATACCATCATCTCCAGGTAAGTTGACACCAGCATTTCTGGGCGATATTACAAGCATTTTTTAATCAGTTTTCAATCCAGCAAGCATGTCTTTAAGTTTACTGCTTTGAACACTTGCAGTAATTTTACCTGCTTCGTCATCAGACGCTTCAACTACGCCGCCACTGTCTTTGTTTTTAAGTTGATCATATATACTTGAACTCTGCTTCTTAAATTGTTTGTATTCTTCATCATCGCCCAAGTCTCTGATACGCAAACTTTCAACATCAAACTCCAAGTCAATCTTTTGTCCAACACCTGAACTGCTTCTAGTTTTCATAAGTTGTAGTTGATAGCGTCCACGTTCACGCATAGCACGACTTGTAAAGATACCAAACACATTGTCTGCTGTATTAATCTTACTAAGTCCGCCAGCAATATGCGAATGATCAAACTCTATCTCATCCACTGCACCTCTGTTCAGTTGCGATGCAGTAACAAAAACACAGTTTAGTTCTTTTGCTAGATTGCGTAGTTCCTCACTAACGTACTTATCTTTAACAAACAAATCACTAGGACTTACTCTTGCACTTACAGGCATAAGCAGATCCAGATAGTCTATTAGTAGAAAGTCCAAGTTCCAACCATTTTTAATCTGTAGTTCCTTTAGATATGCGCGAATGTCATTGACGTTGCTCTGTGCTGGCATGTATTTAATCTGCAGATTGCCAGCCTTCTTGCCTGTCATACGCACTTTCATTTCAACAGTGTCAAGATCCTTGAATATTTCTTTTGTACTTACATTAGTTAGCATGCTGTCAATACGCATAGCACTTAGTCCTTCACTAAGTTCAAGCGTTAGATATACACCATTCAATCCACTTGTTACCCAGTTTACTGCTAGATTCTGCATGAACAAACTCTTGCCACTGCCACTGCCACCAGCAAAAATATTAAGTTCGCCTTTGTTCATACCACCAAACAGTTTACGATCCATAGCGGGCCAGCCTGTTGTAATCTGTCCATTGTTGTCTTTTAGTGCCATTAATCTTGCACGAGGATCTTCAAAGTAGTCTGTGCCCATGTCCTTTGTTAAACTTATCTGCACAGCGTCTTTAATTAATTTTTCTACAGGATCATATGTGCCTTTCTCCAGTAGGTCTGCCGCTTTAAGTATGGCACGTTCTAGTTCTTGCCGCTTTGTAAAGCCTTCAAATTCATCAAGGAACCAGTCATTGTGTTGTTCTGTAATGTCCGGAACAGGCTTTAGTTCAACACCTGTTACTGCCTGCACTTGTTGATATGTGGGCAGTGTTTTGTGATCATCGCTGTGTGTTTTTATAAACTCCGCTGTGTCTCGGAGACTCCTGTCAAAGTTTTCTACATTGTATATATTTTGCACACGAACATAGTTCTGTGCATCATTCATCATCATTTCTAAAAACAGTTTCTGTAAATCTGCTGTGTATTCTTTACTCATAATATTGTTTAAGTCCTTCACTATCTGGAAACGTATTTAATCCCCAGCATTTTAATTCAACACCCTGTTGGCGCAAATGATACTGTATCATTGCTTCATGCACAACGTCACCTGCTAGTTTACTAGGTTTTTCACGTTTATATTTTACATAATTATTCCAGTCTTGCCAAATTTTTTTCTGACCATTACTCCAGTGTTCACACATGGATTTGAATTTAGTTTCATTTGTAATTTTGCATCCTGTATATTCCGTTACAATTCTTACACTGCGTTCAAAGTCACTGAATATATCCGTAAGTGTGTCCAAACACAACATGCCTAATCTATCCGCTGTTTCCCATTGTGTAGTCATTTCAGGTAAGTACCAATCCATAAGATACATACTAATATACTCTCTTAGTTCCCAGCGTTCTAGTTCACCAGTATTTTTCCATTGACTACTATTTTGTTTTGGCAAAAACCAATCAGGATAGTCCGGTACTTTCTGTAGTGTCATTATACTAAATTCACTACTGATATCGTTACTAGGACCTATATATATTTGCTTCCCGGGTAGA